CCTTCCCGGCGGAAATTGTCCTGGAAATGGTCTTTTGCCATTCGTCCGGCGATGACCGGCATCTTCCGTTTCATCAGGTCATCCAGTTCCTTGCGTTTGGCTTTTATCAGCTTTGAATATTCTTTTATGTCCATAAATGACTGATTTAAAAAAATAATTTTATACTTTTGCAGACAAGGCGTTTTATGTGCCTTTTTGCGTTATGAATATACCCGAACAAGTAAAGAACGAGGCCCGGTGGCTCATAGAACAGTACGGCGATTCCTTCGATTACCTTGGTAATCATGAAGGGGCGGATTATTTTTTGTACAAGTTCCCTGAAGATGTAACGACCGGCTTCCCGTTTGTTTTCCGGTATGGTGACGGTCCGGTCATGACATTCTCCGACTTTGAGGCCCTTGATCTCATTAACCTATTTATCAAAGATTTCGATGAAGTCGGTGTTGAATAGCTTGTTGTCTATTCTCATTATTCCCCTGCAATAATGCGGATTCGCCTGTCCGCTTTCGCACAAGTATTTTATATCTTTCCATTCATTGACGGAACCTTTGGAATTGTCATGCTGCGGTTCGATGTAGCGTAATTCTCCGTTGTTAAACCGTTGCAAGATCGTAGCATGTCCCCCTCCGGATTTCCATCCTATACTCAGCTCATAAACTCCCTCATCCTTGCAGGTCTCTTCAAAGAATTCCCGATACCGTTTAGGAGTCATTTTCATATATTGTTTTGATGCCATCCAGCCGGTGATACTCGTGTGTTTGGCTTGTGTGCCATCTATATTTTGCCACACTTCCCACGCGTTTGTCCCCCTGCTCAGATAGTCCAGTTTGGACCCGGGCGTGTTACCCTTTGCTGTAATGTCAAATCCTTTTAATCTTAAGGCATAGGCCGGCGCACAAGTTTGGCAGTTGATTCCATATTGTCTGTCGGCAGGTTTGAAATCCGGGTTCTTTGAGAATCTGTTTCCCTGTTTGTCCTGGTATAACCCTTTAGGGTCTGGAATGAATTGTTCCTTATGCTTCGGGTTGGCATTCTGTTTGTCCGCTTCCTCTACTGTCATGGGTTTCCCTTTGGTGATTCCAAGTGTTTTTTCCATTTGCAGGTTGTGTCTGGCTATGGCTTCTTTCTCCTCCAGTGTCAGGTTGTCCGGCATTTCCGCTATCATTTCCTTGATACGCTGTGCCAGTCTGTCCACTGTCTTCTTTGCTCCCCGGTGCGCATCCTTCTGATACGGGTGTTTGTCCGAGAAAAGTTTTGCGTCCTTTCCCGGATTGTTTTCCAGTCCCGGTTGCGGCTTGTTGTCCGGTCCGCTTCCCGGTACCGCTGTTGGCGCTTCATCCGTTGACGAGAGCGTACACTTGCAGTTCCACCGGTCCCCCGGCCTGTGCTCGTTCCAGAACGGATCATCGACGGGGCGTATGGTTCCCCAGAAAATTTTGTGGTCCGCTCCCGGGTGTACTGATGTCGAGGGCATCCATTTGAGGTTTGGCAAGATATCCTTCTCCCGCTCGAACTGTCTCCAGTCGGCCGCCTGATGCGCCCGTATGACTGCCGTGTCATATTCGGTACGCAGCCAGTCTACCATCTGGTGGTCCGCTATGGGCATGACGAGTTTCAGCCACTGTTCAAACGGCCTTAAATTGCCGTTTTCGTCCAGCAGTAGCGCCGCCATGTCGTTTTGTGCCCGGTGTACCTTGAACGCGGCAAATACGGCGTTGTTCGTCCGTATTTCGCGGTAGAAGTCATAATCCGGATCATCGGGCTTTCGTGCCCCGAACCCCTTGTCGGTGGCTTTGTTCATTGTTTTCCACGTGGCCTCGAACAGATTCTCCTCAATGTCGGTCATGGGATGGAAATCCTTGCTGTATATGTTCTTCAGGGCTTTCTTCAGTACCTCCTCATCAAAAGAAAACACGTTTTCCACCTGCTTGTTTTCAAACCGGTAGAGGTCGTTCATCACCACTCTAAAACTGCCCCGTCTTTCCCCGGGGCTTTCCCGAAAAAACGTTTCAGCCAGTTATACGCGTTTTTAAGTGCGTTTTTCTTTTCTTTGGGAGTCTCTTTTCCAGTCTCTGATATTTCCTCCTCTTCGTCCTCCTGTTTTCTGGCGGTTGCCGCTTTTTCTTTCGCTGCCTGTATTTCAGTTGCTCTGGCTTCCTGCCGTTCTTTCAGTTCGTTGTAGTTTGCCGGCTTCTCGATTCCGAATTCCTCGTATAGGTAGTCGTCTCCCACCGGCAGGCTGAAATTTGTGTGTAGCTGTGTGAGGATACTCATCTTCTTCTCCGGTTCGATGACTTTCTTTTCCGGGTAGCAGAACTCGCCGCCGGTGGTGTCTATTCCGAGCATGGCGAATATGTCTGTCATGTTGTAGTTGAGCACATCCAGGATGTCCTGCCGGTCCGCAAGCGTTACTTTCTCCTCCACGTCCTTGTGTACGGTTCCGAGTGCCTGTGTTCCCTTGTCCGACGCCTCGGTGGTGAGCGTGTTCCCGAGGAACAATTTCGATATCTCGCTGTTGCACCGTTCGCAGAGCTTGTCGTAGAGGTCTGAGCTTCCGGTCTTGTTCGCCGCTTCCCTGAGTTCCATCATTGTTTCCTGGGCGTGTACGAATACCGACATGCTTCCGGTACTTTCCGCATCCGCCAGCGCCCTCTGCCTTGCCTCGTCGTCATCCGTGGGGTATGTGTATTCCCGGATAGGTGCGCCGAACACTTCCGCGAACTGTGCCCAGTCCGCCACGTCGTTCCGCTTGTATATCACCCATACGGCCGCCTTTGCGAGCATTCCGAGCTCTTCAGGTTCCCCGATGAAGAGCAGGTCGGGGTATTCGTCCCAGGATGTTCCGGTGGTGTCCGTTTGGTGGCGAAGTATGAGCCTGCGTACCGGATCCACATGCTTGCGCGGTATCCGGTCGTAGTTTACCCATTCCCCTTTGCGGTAGAACTGCACGAGCGTGAACCCCCAGAATTTCGCGTCTAAGATGTCACCTATGAGACGCCGGAACCATGGTGAACGTATCTGTTCGTTTACCGCCTTGTCGGGCTTTCCGTTACGCCGGAACTCGATGACGGAGGAGAGCACGGCGTTTTTCCGTTTCTCGATGACGCTTGTCAGGTGCGTGTCCATGAGAATGTCGTCATACAGGTCGTACAATTTGAACCTTCTGGAGTAATCAACGTTCTCGAAGGCGCGTATGGCCAGCATATAATCCGCTATGTCTATGCCGAAGCGCTTAGGTTGTGTCAGTATGATGGTTGCGGGACCTTTCTGCCCGGGCCTCGGCAGATTTCCGCTTTTGGTTATCTTTCCGGCCCTTTTCTGTCTTTTACTCATGTTACCAGTGATTTACACGTTTACGGTTGCTTTTGATGAGGAAATTTGATTTTGTCGCTCTTGTCTCTTCGGGAAGCAGGGGCAGCCCGTCCACGGATAACTCCTCGGCCGCTACCGCCCTGAGCCATTCGACGGCCCTTTCGTAACGTTCCTTGCGAAGGGTTGAAAGATTCCTCGGGTTGTGGATGCTGAAAATATGGTACACTGCGATGTCTATGGCCATCATCAGCACGAGCTGGCTCCGTCTGTCTCCGGTCTCGGTGAATATCCTGTCACAGTCATAGCGCTTGGAGAGGTAGCACCGCATCTCTTCGATGGCCCGGTCCTCGCATATCTCCACGACGGCATTGTCTTCCCTTGTCAGCGCGTCCAGTATTTCGCGGTGGATGCTCGCGTCGTAATCTGTAAGTTCTATAAATTTGCTCATTTGGGTAAAGTATTAAAGTTTACAGTCTGTACTTGTTGTGCGCCCGCATCTTCCTTGTGGAGATGACGGCCGGCTTTTCTGCCTGGTGCGCCTTACGGTCTATGATGCGGTTTCCTCCTTCCACGCAGTCGGGTCCGTCAGCCGGATATGTCAGCATCAGGTTGAAGAGGCTGAACTGGTCAGTGAGCAGCTTCATGTGCGGGTTGTCCTTTTCCGCCTCGTTGAAAATGAGGTTCCCTTCACTGTTGAGCGGTTCCAGATTCGTCTCGATACGTGTGGCCTTGTCCGTTTTCTTCTCCTCGTCCCCCTGGATATAGAGGGCTATTTTCCTTTGCCGCCGTATGCGCCTGATTATGGGTTGGAACACCTGCTGGAAAAAAGGGTCCTGCAATTTGTTGTTCTCCATGTAGCAGTACACGTTCGTTTTCCCGTTCACGAATTCCAGCAGTTTGATGTACCATTCGATAAACGTGGCGTTCGTCTCCCTTCCGAGGAACCCCTTGATGACATAGAGCTTCCCGGCCAGTTTTCCGAGTAGGAACGCTGCCTTCGTGGAACTCTTCTTTGTCTTGTTCTCTCCGGGTGCGGGGTCACCGTAGATGACCAGGAACTTGAACTTCGATAGCGCCGGCACTTTCCCGTAGATGATGTCCTTGAATATCTCTCCCTCCGCCACAGGGTTGTTGAAGAATTCCTTCTGGCGTGCCGCCGCGCTGACCAGTGAGAGGAAGAGGTCTATATCCTCTTCCGAGTTTTTTTGCGGCCATACGGAGAGTCCGTTTTTGTCACGTATGTTGATGATGTCCACGTGTCCGATGCCCTTTCCCTTCAGTTCGGTTGCCTTTTCAATGGCCCTTTTTATGCAGCAGTCCGCGGCGATGATGTTCCCGTTGAAGAGTATGCGGTAGTTTCCCGATACGGACATGGTCGGTATCAGGGCTTCCTCCAGCCATTTCCATTTGGTTTTGATACGTTCCGGGTTCCGGCATTCCTCGTCGGTGTCAATATCGTCCACCAGGATGAAGTCCGGCCGGAAGTTCTTGTTACGGGTACCGCGCGGTGACTGCCCGGCTCCGATGGCGCGGAAGGAACATCCCGCCATGATGGTGAATTCCCCCGTTTCCCAATACCCGGGTTTCTTCTGCATCCCGTAGTCCTGGATGATTCTTTGGTTCTCTTCGAAGTTGGCCATGAACGGCAGCAAGAGCCTTTGGGCGTTGTCCTGCGAATTGGAGATCAGCAGTACGTTGCGCACCTTTCCGGTAATTGCCAGTTTTGATATTTCCATCATGGACCGTGCGGACTTTGCCAGCTCCCGCGACCATGCGCGCACCTCGTACCACCGGTTGTTCTTTATCAACCTTCCGGTAGCTTTCTTGTGGAAGTCCGCCGCCTCGCATGAATAGTACATGGCGAAGTAATACCGGAACCACTCCTCGTCATTCTTTTCGAGTCTTTCCCTGCGTGCACGTATTTCCGCTTCCGTGTCCGAAGGGTTGATGTCCGAATTTTCGCGTATGGATGCGATCAGTTCCTCCCATTCGACAAGTGCCGTGCGGTCCTGCGGTGTAATTCTTTTCTTTGCCATGGCTATGAAACTTTTGATTTAACGAACGCGTCAAGCAGCGGCGTCACTTCCTTCGCCTGCGTGGGGTCGGATGCGCGCAGCCATTTGAGCAGGTCTGAGAATACCGATATGATGTCCGAGAGCCCGACTTCCGTCTCCATCTTCTTGATGGCGTTGGACAGTTTGGATATGGTGTCCGCCTCTGCGGTGTTCGGGAACCGTTCCCCTGCCGGTCTTGCCATGATGGCGTTGTTTAGTTCTGCCAGCTGCCTGTACAGGCTTTTCAGTTGCTCCTCACGTGTGATGGTGATGGATGTCTTGAGCATCTCCCATCCGTTCTTGCCTATCCAGTTGTTCACCGTGATGCGTGACACCCCCACACGCTCGGCTATTTCCTGTTGCGTGAGGTTCTCTTTCAGGTAGAGCGTCTTCGCCCATTCCCTTTTTTGTTGCATGCTTAGTTCGGTCATATTGCCTCCTTTTTTACGTGCAAAATTGATAAGGAAAAGGGGCGGAAAAAAACGCGTGCCGCATGATGACACTTTAAAACTTCATGACAGCGTTTTAAAGTCCGCATGATAAATACGCGGTTTGAAAAACGGCTTTAATCCCCCTAATTTCGCACCGTAAACTTCGCGGGGAATACCCGCTCAAAAGACTATATAAGCATGAAAAAGTTTTTCAACATCATACCCGGGAAAGACGCCTGTTGTATCCTTCTTTACGGTGACATCGGTAATTATGACGACAATGTGCGCAGCGGGGATATCGCTCGCGAGCTCCTGGAGGCCGAGGCCTTGTCCGGCAGGATTGACGTTCGTATCAACAGCAACGGTGGCGAGGTGTATGCGGGCATCGCCATTTTCAACGCCCTGAAAAACAGCAAGGCCGACATCACCATTTACGTGGACGGTATCGCCGCCAGCATGGCCTCCGTCATCGCCCTTTGCGGTAAGCCGGTGCAGATGAGCCGTTATGCCCGTCTGATGCTTCACAGTGTCCAGGGAGGCTGTTACGGCAACAAGGAGGAGATGCGCGGGTGCATCCGCGAGATTGAATCGCTGGAGGACACCCTTTGCGAGATGTATGCTGCCCGCATGGGAAAGGACAAGGAGGAAATCCGCTCGTTGTATTTCGACGGGAAGGACCACTGGCTGCGTGCCGATGAAGCTCTGGCGCTGGGCTTTATCGATGGTATCTATGATGCCGACCCCCTTCCGGAGGACAGTACCCCCGAACAGGTATTTCAAATATTCAATAACCGGCTGTACAAGCCACAAAACAAGAGTAACATGAATTTAGACGAACTGAAGAAACGTCCGCGGTTCAAGAACTGCGTGACAGATGACGATTTTCTCCGTGAAGTCGGGCTTCTGGAAACGGAGGCCGGGAAAGTTCCGGGCCTTGATGCCGAAGTCACCCGCCTGAAGGGTGAGCTGAAGGAGTTCCGGGACAAGGCGGATGCGGATGAAGCCGCCGCCCGTAAGAAACTGCTTGATGACGCGGAGAATGACGGGCGTATTGACGCCACCACTCGCCCCATCTATGAGAACCTTTTGTCCAAGGACCGCGAGAATGGGGAAAAGGCGCTGGAGAAACTCTCCCCGAAACGTAAAGTCATGACCGACCTGCGTGTGAACCCGACAAATGAAAGTCCCTGGAACAAGCGTATGACCGAGATTAAGGACAAGTTGAAACATTAATAAAAATATTTGCTATGGCAATAGTAGTAAGAAACACCAACTACAACGGTGAGGTACTGGAGAAGATCCTGGTACTCGCCTGTACCGGGAACGACCTTGTGGAAAAAGGCCTGATCATGGTGATCCCCGGCGTCGAGAAGAAAATCAGCCTGCCGCGTATCAAGACCGGCAAGATGCTCCAGAAACGTAAGGAGAACCCGGGCCTGGAGGATTCGAAGGGTAACTTCAATTACTCAGAGAAGTCTCTGGATCCGGAGGATTTCATGGCGTTCACCACTTTCAACCCTCGCGCTTTCGAGCATATCTGGCGCAAGTGGCAGCCGAAAGGCAACCTTGTGTTTGCCGAACTTCCTCCCGAAGCCCAGAACACGTTGCTTGATGAACTCAGCAAGAGCGTGAAATTCGAGTTGGGCTGGCATTACATCAACGGCGAGTTCGGGAGTGATGACGACCACCTTTTTAACGGTATCCTGACACAGGCTGCCAAGGACTCGGACGTGATAGTGGTCCCGGCTCCTGCCGATACTTCCATGATCGGTAAGTTGAAGGCTGTCCGCAAGGCCATTCCGAAAGCCCTGCGCGAGAACCCGAACCTGCGTATCCTGATGAGCATCGACGACTTTGACAAGTACGATGACGAACTGACCGAACGCGAGTACAAGAACACGAGCGAGACGGACATCAACAAGAAGCGTTACAAGGGTATCACCATCGAGACGCTGAACTCCTGGCCTGACGATCTTATCGTGGCCACGCTCTGCTCGATGAGTGCCGACGGCAATCTTTTTGCCGGTGTGAACCTTCAGGACGACGAGGAGGTGATCCAGATTGACAAGTGGATGAACTCCAGCGAGCTGTACTTCTTCAAGTTGTTGATGAAGGCCGATACGGAAATCGCCTTCGGTGAGGAGTTCGTGGTGCTCGACACCCGTACCGACCCGGCGTTCAAGGCGGTGGAACGTAACATTTCAGCCGACCCTTCCGCCCTTTCTTTCAAGGCCGCGGGTGAGAGTAAGTATGTGACGGTTACCGCATCCGGTGATTATAGTGTGACATCCGTCCCCGCCGGTTTTACGGCGGTCGGTACCGATGACGGGCTGAAAGTTACCGCCGGTGTGAACAGTAGCGGCAAAGCAGTATCCGGCACGCTTGTGGTAAGCCTGGACGCTGATCCGGAAAAGAAGGTTGAAATAGCGTTGTCCCAGGCGGCCGCTGATGACGAGGAAGGCGGTGCGTGATGGGTAGGCTGAAGTATTTGGTCATTCATTGCACGGCCACGCCTGAAGGGCGCGAAGTCAGTGGCGCGGAGATTCGCGCCTGGCACACGAACTCGGTATCAAAGGGCGGCCGCGGCTGGAAACAGGTCGGATATACTGACCTGTTCCATCTGAATGGCGGCGTGGAACGCCTGGTGGATAACAACGAGGACGCGAACGTGGACCCTTGGGAAATCACCAACGGTGTGGCCGGCTATAATTCCGTCAGCCGTCATATCGTGTATGCCGGTGGGTGCGGAAAGGACGGAAAGACCCCGAAGGACACGCGTACGGTGTGCCAGAAGCGTGCGCTTGAGAAGTACGTGAAAGACTTCCACCGCCGTTTCCCTGACGTGCGTATCGTGGGGCATAACGAACTGGCGGCCAAAGCCTGCCCCAGTTTTGACGTGCAGAAATGGCTTGTTTCAATAGGTATCAGACAATCATAAAAAAGTGATCATGGACACGAGCGTAC